GTTTCCCAGTCACGATCGAGGGTGTTTTTGATACGGCGCACGTCCTCAAAGGCCACTTTCGCCTCTTCCCATTTTTCCTCTTTGTACAGAATCATGGCAGCTTTCAGGCTGTCCTCATAGCTGGCTCCCTGTACGTCTTTGGGCGCTGTGGGCTGTTCGGTGGATTTGGACACGACCACATATTTGCCAGCCTGTCCTCTGGACTTGATTTTAGCCCACTGCTCCGGGGTTACGGTGTGCTCCAGTTTGGTAAGTTTGCTACGTATGAGCATGACAGTAAATTTTATGGGTTATGGATAGCGACCGGACAGCTCAGAGGCTTCCCGGTCACAGTTATGCTAAATTCGACTAAATCAGTCCACCAAAGACTCTTCCATAGCGGCCTTAGTGGCCTCAATGCGGGCAGTGGTCTCCTTTGTCTCCTCAATCTCCTGAGCCGCTTCGAAACCAGCCAGAGCGGTGTCGTAGTCCCCCTCCGCAAAGGCGCTCTCTGCATTGGCGAGCAGCTCGTTACGGGCGGCAGCGTTGGCCTGCTCTTCCAGCTGGGCTCCGAGCTTGTTCATTTTGCCTTTCAGGCTCGTGCTCGGTTTGAGGTCGTAGGCCGACTGGTACCGCTGCAAGGCAGTAGCCAGCTCTCCGTCGTTGATTAGGGCAGCGGCCTGCTCCATGAATTTTTTGTAGTTGGTTTCCACGCCAAGGCCTGTGGGCTTCGGTGCAGCTTTGCCAGAAGAGGCTCCGGTGGGTGCTGCTCCAGTGAACTGGGCGAAAGTGATTTGCTCCCAGCCGTTTTTATTCTTGCCCATGTTTTTCCAAATCGTCTTTGTGAATTTGGTAGTCATGGTACCCTTTTTGGCGTAAATGTGGGTTAGGCTTTGGTCGATGATGGTCTTTTTTTCCATTATTCGGATTTTTTTGTTATTAAGAGTTCTTTTTGCATTCGGTTGAAAGTGGTAATAGCACTCGCCCGGTTAAAGGTGTCGTCGTCCAATCCAAACTCCTGCATGAACATATCGACGGCCTGCGGGATAGTGATAGTGTGAAGGGCGGAGCGCACTCCCAGCACGTAAGCGAAAAGGCTCAGGTTCAGGGCATTGCGCCTATAAATTTTGTGTATCGTACTTTCTATTTGTTGAATTTTGGGCATGTTACTTGAGTTCCTCGTAGATTGTTTCGGTTATGTACCTAATCCAGTGGCGGCAGCGGTACCTCCCCCGGTCAATCAGTGGCCGATAACTGGCTTTTCGTTTTTGGTCGATTAGGTGCGGGTCGTTCTTCGCCATCTTCACCCAATCTTTCACTACAAAAGCCTTGCCTGCATATTTCCGGCAAAATTTCCGGCTCGTGTCTATCAAATCTCCCTCGTAAACCATGTGCCGGAGGTTCAGGCCTCTGGCAAGCTGTTTGTTTGCCACTGCGTCGAACTGTCCGAAGGCATCGTAGGCGAATTGGTCGAAGTACTTGACCATGTTCCCGTTTACCGCTTTGGCCTTTGTCCTGCGGTTCCCTACGACGAGGTTCCTAAATCCCAGCTGGAAATCTTTAAAGCTCGTGTCGCCTGTCAGGTTCTTAACCACGTATTCGAGCAACTCCTGCCTAACCTGTGCGGTCTGTCCGAGTTTGTAAAGATAGGAGTTTTTTCGCAATCGCCCGGAGGGCGTAATGCCCAGCCGTCTCTCCAGTCTCACTTTGTCGGACATTAGGCCGTTTACCACGGTCTTTTTGAATCCGAGGGCGACGTAGTACTGGGCTGAAAGCTCCGCACTTTTGAGCAGGTCTTTAGCAAAGGGTGCGAGGACATCCCGCTGCATTGCTTTCTCCAGCTTGGCAAAGAGGTTGTCTATCTGGAGCAGCAGTGCGTCGTTTTTGGCACTGTCGAGCACTACGCCGTCCTCCACTTCGAAGAGGGGCAAATATTCGCTCAGGATAAGCTCATAGAGTTTCTGCTGGAAAGCCCGCACGGCCTTGTCCAGACTCTTCTCTGCGGCGAGCATGTGCGCCACTTTATCGGCGAATATTTCCAGAGCGGTTTTAGGCACTCTCAGCTACTTTTTTCATCGCTTCGGCCTCTGCGGTCTCTTCCTCGACGAGCTTCTTAGCCCACGCCTTGGCAGCTTTCAGCCGTTCAGCGTCGCCTTTGATTACCTCAGCACTTGCGAGGGTCTGGGCGTCCCAGATTGCCTCCCAGTCGGCCTCTGTCCGTTGGTGCATTTTTTTAGCCATTGTATCGTACGTTTTAATTTAGTCGCCCAAAGCATCGTCGAGCCCTACGCTGTCGGCGTCAAGTTCGGCTATGATTTCATCGACTTTGTTGTAAATCGCCTCTCTTTGGTCTAACCTTTTGAGGCCGTAAAAATCTTTCTTTTCCTTGAGCATTTCCATTTCCAGCTCGTCAAAAATTCGGGGGAAATTGGCGTACAGCACTTTGTCTCTACGGCTCACATGGTTGCTCGCCATGAGCACAGTAATTTCTTTTTGCGACTTCCCGGCAAACGGGTTGTGCATCTGCTGCAAATTGTACCTCTGGAGTTCCAAAGGCTTCTCTGCAAAGATTATCTGGGCTATGTCGGCCTCTATGTGATTGGAGAGCACGGCGCTGCCTATCTCATTGGCGTTTTTGGCATCGACTACGAGCGTGTCGAGGGTCTTCATTTTGAAGTCCTTCCCGAACGTCAGGGTAGCTACGAGTTTTTCTGCCCGGTCGGCGAGCCCAGCCATTACCATAACGCCATATTTCCAGACCTTGCCATAGCGGACGGCGAAGGGGTGCAGGGTGTCGTAAACGTTCTGCATGTCGATGTGTTTCCCTCCGAGGGTCTCCTGTACCTCCGATTTGTTGAACGTGTCGGAGTTGTACATAATCCTTTTGGCCTTCATGGTCAATTTTTCCACGTACTCCTCCTGCCATTTGATAATATCAACTGGAGGGGCATTGTAGCTCAGGTACTCGTCGAGGGGTATCATTTCCTCTTTGCTGTCGGGCATTGGAGCCACTACGGCGTCCTGAGCGGTAGGAGCCGTGGCTACCTTGACTCCGAGGCCTCCGCACGTCTTGCACGTATCGCCGCTGTCGTAGTAGCCGTCGAGGCATTTTTTGTCCGGGCATTTGGAGCCCCTGCGTATCTGCTGAGGGAATGCCAGTAGAGTGGCCACTAAATCCAGTTCGCTGTTTACCTTGATTGTCTTTTCGAGATATGGGACGACCGGGTGCAGCGGGCTAACGTAAGTGTTTCCGTTGGTGAGGAGGTCGCGGTAGTAGCCGACTTGTACTGCGGGTACCCGGTCGAGCCCATGTGCGGCAAATTCGATGAATTGATAGAACTTTTTGCCCAGTTTCACGTAGGTTTTCCCCCCTTCGCCGACTTTCTTCGGTTCGCCTTCCTTCATTCTGTCCATTGCGATAACCTCGTTCTCGTGTACTTCGAGGAGCTGGAAAGTCTGGGCAGCTGTGTAGAGGGTGAATTTGTGGCCTTTCTTGTGGGTCTTTTTCCGGTCGGGCAGTCTGCTGTCCGGCTCGTTCGGTTTGGCTTCCAGCCTGTACTCGTGGTCGTCCTTGGCTATGAGGTACTCCAGAACCCTGTTTTTCCTGCGGTAGTCGATAGCCATTTTGCTGGAGACCTCGTAGGGGTAGGGCTGTACCAGCTCTGTGCCGTCCGTGGGCGGGAACTCAAAGACTACGAAGCTGTTCGGGTCAACGCTGTTAAGCTCTACGAACCGGGTAGCCATGTAGTCGTCCCAGCTGCCCTCTCCCCAGAATTTACCCAGAATTTCCTCTACCTCCTTAACCCTTTTCTGGTTCCCCTCTCCGAGATACTGGAGCACCCGGCGAGCAGAATTGCTCCGGGGTACCTTGTAGAACGGGTCGAGCAGGTTTTTCGCCACTGCGGTAACTATGTGGCAGGTCAGGTCTTTGCGCTGTTTAAAGAACTCCTCGTTTTCCCTTCGAACGAACTGTTTCAAACGGTCGTCGAGGCCTTTCCCTGCTACGAATGCCATGTAGTCGGTATGCAGGTCGTTTACGTGCTTATAGTTCTTGTGCTTCAAATCCTTGGCAACCACCTCGAAGAATCTGAGCAATATTTTTTCCAGTTCTTTGTCCATAAGACATTTTTATGATAATCCAAAGGCCAAAGGTAGATAATTTTTATTTAAAATGCAGGAGGAAGAGCCTTTTTAGCAGCATACAAATGAAATAATCAAAAGAGTCGGAAGTGTGGCCGTATTTCTCGTACCTCACCCCTGTTACCGGGTCTTTCACTTTGGTTTTCTCCTTTTTGCCGTTGGCGTCCTCTTTGACAAATTCAAAATCGGCTATCGACTTTTTGCAGCGAGGGTCTATGCGCAGCTCGTAGTCCGGGTGCATCCCTTCGAACAGTTCGTTTATGAAATCTTTCCTTTTCAGAACTGGAGGGTGCTTGTACGGTACCCGGTCGGAGCTGTTATTGAGATACTTCCGCAGCACCCGTTTTACTATGTCGTAATCGTGCTCGCTGCCCCTTGTATCGGACTTTTTGCCGCTGGGGTCTCCGTAGTAGAACAGGCCGTTAACCCTTGAGCCATAGCGTTTTATGAACTCAAAGCAGAGTTTGCCCGTCTTGTTCTTCGGGTTCTCCAAACATATCTCGTCGAACTGCCCTATAACCGTTTTGCCGTTCTCCTCCCAGACTTGGTACAGCGTCGCCGTAATGTAAGGGACTACGTTCTGGTCGAAAGATATGTGAATGGGCAAATCTGGGTTAAAGTCCACTTTCTGGACGTGGACGAGCCTCTGGAAACCGCTGTAAAACTCACCTCCAGAGCGAACGAAGGGGTTCCCGTAAATGAGCATGGCGGCTTTTTCCTTCGTGCGGTTGGCCGTCTGCCTTTCGAGGTAGCCGTGGGGCAGGTTGTCGATATTGTGGTAGGTCGAGGAGATTACCACGCATTTGTCCCCGAACTCCTTAGCAAAAAAGTCCTCGTGGTCGTAGATTTTCTCCTGTATTTCGTATTGGTATTCGGGCAGTTCGAACCACTCGTTTATCCAATCGACTTTAGCCGGGGAGGTGGTAATGTACAGAGGATTGAACGCCTTGTAGCGAGGCCTGCCCTTTACGCCCGTTTTGCTGGTTAGTTGGCCGTTGTGGTCGATGTAGATACCGTGGGAGCGGAGACGAGCCAGAATAACGTCTTTCACGTCGTCCTCCCTGCTGTCCTTGGTCTCGTCGAGGAAAGCCCAGCCGAACTCCTTACCGTCGTGTGCCTTGGCGTTGTCCAGAGAGCCAATGAAGACCACAGAGCCGTTTTGAAAGGATATGATACTGCGGTAATCAGTGAACTCGTGGTTTTCCGTGTCGAAGCTCTTAGGAGGGCGTTTGCTCACTATGTAGTCCCTGCCCTCCTCCCAGCCGAAATTTTCCTTCCAGACCTTGCGTACACGGAAGAGGGTAGACTGGCTCAACTGCATGTAGGTGTTTGCGCCAATGAAGCCGGGGACGTGTGGGAAGTTCTGGAGGAAATATGCAGAAAGAAAGCCGATAATGTGCGTTTTGCCACTACCGACTCCAGCCAAAAACAGGTTAATGCTCTGGGTCGTGGTTATGATATACTCCTGTGGCTTTGAGAATTTGACCATTTATAATTTGTGTGCGTACGATACAAAAAGGAAGCCCTGCCCACACATGGCAGACAGGGCTTTTTCAGCTCAAAGGTTGTTTTCGTGGCTCTGCTTCTTAGCCTTTAGTAGCCTTTACGCCTTGGCTTTGGAGCCTGCGAGGCCTGCATGGAAATGTTTCGAGCGGCCTGTACAACTTCGGCCTTTTCCTCCACGGTCATGGCGTCCGGTGCTCCGGCTTTTTCGCTGGAAACGTCGTTGTCACGAGCTTTCAGTAAAGCAATGAAGGTCACAAAAGAGGCAACGATTACAGAGAAGTCCAGCGCCGTGGCAGGGTCTCCGTCAAGTGCAAACCAGATTTGCCCAAAAACTACGGCAATCAGTTGCACAATACCTCCATCGGATCGTGACTGGGAAAC